AATGCGACTGTATTTGTTGAAGATAAGAGCTAGCTTTGCGTGGTTGTGGAGACTTGGGGTCATTCATAGAACAACTGCGTTTAAGTGGGAAGTTGACGTTGAATCTCGGTCGTCTCAGGAGCAACAGAAGGGAATTCGGGAGGATGCCATATTTGAGACCAACCTGCAGAAAGTTACAAAGGCCCTGAAAGCTCTGGGCGGTGAAGCCACCAAAAGCAAAATCAGGAATAAGGCTGTTCTCAGTCCCGACAAAACAGAACAGGCTTTGCTCCATCTGGTCAGTGATGGAGTCATTGAACAGATCGAAATCACAGCAACCAACAAACAGAAATACGCTGGCTATAAGTTCAGTCGGGATCACTCGGAATCACTAGTGAAAAACAGTGATCACCAGTCAACAGAGCACACACACAGAGACCCCCGTAAGGGGGATCGTGTGAGTGTATGTGTGAGTCCCCCTGACTATGAGAGTCTGGAAAACATTTTTCCAGCTAATTCGGACAGTGACAATTTACAGGAGGCAGACCAATGAAAGAGAGAACGTTTTTAATCTCACTGGAGCCAATCCACGATCAGATAACAACAGATGGTCTCCTGCAGAAACTACGATTGATGGCTGCAGGGTGTGGCCTGCGTATCGTTTCAGCGGAGCGATTAGACGAGCCAGAACAAACGAAAGAGAATGAGCATTGATTATGCTTGGAATTCAATTATCATCCCGGGGGGCTTGGGGGGTCTTTGTATCTTAAGGATGAATAAATGCGACTGTATTTGTTGAAGATAAGAGCTAGCTTTGCGTGGTTGTGGAGACTTGGGGTCATTCATAGAACAACTGCGTTTAAGTGGGAAGTTGACGTGGCTACTTATGGCCCGTAATGGACCGCCAATATATGAACCATCGCGGGTCACATCGCCTCCACCACCTCCAAAGGAGAATTCTGATCAGGTAGAGGCTGTAGAGAAAGATGAATCAGGTGAGTCGTATTGGTGGCTGTTATTGTTTTTGTTTTGAGTGGATAAATCAAAATGTCAGTACCATTTCAAAGTGTCGATAACATATTCGATCGAGCTGATGAAGATACGCCGACGCCGGGACTTGGCGAATTTCGCAATGAATCAGATCGAGACTTCACATCGATGATTTATATTTGCCCTTGTGGTTGCGGACAACTTCGTTGCATCCATGTAAGAGAGCCATTAAAAAGTCATGGCGATCATGTGTGGGGTTGGAATGGAGATCAGGACAAACCAACGTTGACGCCAAGTATTCAGCATCGCGACTTATGTGAATGGCATGGCTGGTTGAAAGATGGCCAATTTAAGAGTTGTTGAACCTTTAGCTTTTTATAAATCAGGGAACCGCTATGACGATCAGATTCATTCCACTGAGAACCAGAAGGCAGAGTTTCAACAAGTCGCAGCGAGTTTCACTCAGGCTATCAGTCAACTCGGTGAAGCGGCTCGCAATGCCAGTAAGCAGATGTCGAAGGTTGCTGCTATTCTCGCTTTTCATTCTCGGCGAATCAGAAAGGGAAGATCCCCAGAACGCCGGCGTTTCCCGATACCGAGGAGTCACAGGTGAGCCACGATTTAGATAAGCCAGGTGACACGCCAAGCGATTACGACCCGCGCGGGAAGCGAAACCCGCTTTGCGAATTGGGCTGCACTACGATGTTCTTGACGACAATCGCTGTTCTTCTGCAGCTGGTTTTCTTTCTGGTCAATGGGGAGTGGATGCCGTGGTAAGCGATGATCCATGGTGGCTACAGTTTGTTTTGTGGGTTCTGAAGGACACGATTTAAGGGATAGGACTATGAGTGAATGTTTATTCTGTGCGGGCGAAGGGGTTGTCACAGACAGCTTGCGTGAGTGGTGGGAGTTCTGGAGACCGCGAAAGGTTGAATGCTTCACCTGTCATGGGAGTGGTGAATCCCCAAAGGAAGTGGACTATTTTCTCTCCAATTTACGAAGATTCAGAGAACACTGGAGGCAGGTTACAATAGAGGATGTGGCTCAAGGCTCAAAGTTCAATCAGGTCATCGGGCTTGATCCCCAGGTGGAAGGCGTGTTTCTTGTCGATACGATCAACGGGAACTGCTACGGACTCAAGTACCTATCCGGTTTCGAGCCAGTGAGCGAATTGCTTTCCTACGCTGGCGAGTCATATGGCGCGAGGCAGCAGAGACGGATGCGGGAAATTCTGATGGAAGACGCGCTGGTGAAGGCTCGAATATCATCGTCTTTTTCCAAGTCGACGATTGATGAGGATTTGAAAGAGCAAGGCAGGCTCCATCAGAAGCACGACAACTGCCCTTGCCCAAGTAGCTTTAATCTGTGGATGCCATCGCCGAAAGATGAAGAGCCTGACGAAACGATGGGCGGTATCCCTGTTCCTGATGAGATCGCCAAGAACCTGAAACGGGTTCTCTAACTACCTGGTTGCCCATGGCCGAAGGATGGTAGTTTCAAGAAGGCCGTTGAAGGCTGCAATCTATCCGATGAAGATCGGGAGCGGGTAAGAACAAAGGTGGTGACTGTAGAGGGTGTTGATGCCCCGAAAACAGACACAGCCTTCATGGCACGCGGGCAAGCAATGAAGCTGAGGGATTACCTTGTCTCTTACTGCCATCTGAATCCATTGCATCTGCCAGCCCCGCCAAGAGAGCTTGACGGGGCTTATGTGGTTCCCGGTGATTGGGTTGCACACAAGCCCGCTGCGAAGTCCAATCAATCCCCATTAAGCTGACCTTGACACCGTTTGGGGCTGTGGAATGATTCGAAATCGGAGGACATTTAATGCAGTACGGTGGAATCAGGGATTTACGCATGATCGAAAAGGTAATGACGCATCCGCAATGGGAAATGCCTGAGGGTATTCATAAAAACTTGCCCCTGCTTATGTTGAATATTCTGTCAAAAACCAAAGGCGATGGTGACAAGATAGAATTTGCCCATTCTGCTGGTGAGCGAATGAAGGCGGCGCGTCTCCTAATGATGATGAACGGACAGAACATTGAAGCTGCTCCCCCGGTTCAGGGTCATGAAATCCATGTAACCGGAGACCTGCATACCACAATTGAAGCCATGCGGAAAGCTGGTGTCACCGATGATGAGATGGAGAACCTTGCTAACACAGCCCCCGTATTAGATCGCCTCAAAGCGCTGCAACTCAATGATGCAAACTAATGTCAGCACCGGTCGTAATCAGCGAACAACAACAGCGAGCCAGTTATGCAGCTCGGTTCCTACTGGCTGAGAAGCACGCCAGAGAGGGCAACCCCTTTGACTGGATTGAACTACAGTGGGGCAAGATCTTCATTGCTGCGGAGATTGTAAATAACCCCGCCTTGCTCGACCAGATCCAGCTAATGAAAGAGAACAAGGAACGATTTCTCATTCTGGATGACTTCCAGGTTGATATGATCCGGGCTGTTTTCGAGCCATCAATTCGAGAGGTTTACGTCAAAGGTAATACCGGATGCGGTAAAGGTGGGGCAGCCGGCATCATCATCTGCACTTACTACTGCATCTATCCTGATTCAAGAATCGTGATCACACGCGATTCACACAAGCGTGCCGTTAAGATCATGTTTGGCGAAGTCGATTCATGGTGGCGGCGTATGACCTACGTTCCCACCTATTACGAACTGCAGGCTGAAGGAGTCGCTGACAAGAATAGCAAGAAGCATGAGATCGTGGTCAGTTCTCCCGATTCTGACGAAGGATTCTCCGGGGCTCACTCACCACATGTGCTTTTTGTGTTTGATGAAGCCACTGCTGAAGTACTGAATGATCGGTTTGCTCTGGCTGGCACACAGGCCAAAAAGTTTCTGGCATTGGCGAATCCACGAACAACATCCGGTAAGTTCAGGGCTGGGTTTGACCTGGCTGATGAAGATGATCGTGATCGAAGCCAAACACTGTTAGGCCCCTATGGCAACCGGCGATTGATTACGATTGATGGTGCGGATTGTCTCAACGTGAAAATGAAATGTTTGCAGACTGCCATTGGGCCACCCAAGGGTATCACGATTGATGGAGTGCGATATGATGCCGGCGAATTGATACCGCATGAAGACATGCAAAAAGCTGCTACGATCATTCCAGGCCAGACGACGTATGATACATTTCTTGGGCATTGCTCACACCCAAATCCACGCTGGGTGCGTGTCTTCGCACATGGTAAGTTCCCTGATGAGGACCCCGACAAACAATTGATCTTCCGTCGCTGGATGGAAAAGCCCAACGACCTGTGGGAGAAATGGCACAAAATTCACAGAAAGTACAAAGACAAAGCCATTCAGGGTCGCCTGCTCTCCAGCCATGTTCCTGATGTCTTAAAGAAGATGCTGCCAGTCGAAGCGTTCGGGTTGGATGTAGGGGCTTCGACAGATGGAGACCCCTCGTATCTTACCGCAGGCGGGAAGCATGGGATTAGAAATCAACACAGTGTGCATATGAAAGATGCCGTTGCACTCTCAGAGTGGACCATCACGACAGCTAGGAAAATATATCGAATCGATCTGACCAAAGGCGAACACCCCGTTGGCATCGACATGGACGGAGTCGGTCATGGCGTGGGGTACATTCTCAAGAATAAAGGCGTCTTGGTAATCGAGATGCGAGGTAACGCCACACCAGAAATTGATCCGAAACGATACGCGAATCAACGCGCGGAAAACTACGGCGAGCTGGCTAGGCGGTTGGACGAAAGTGGAAACTGGAAAGACATTCCCTTCCTCATGCCAATTGATGACATGCTGACAACTGACCTGACAGCGGTTGAGAAGATCATGAGTTCAGACGGTTTCAAATTTAAGATCACGCCGAAACGCAAAATCCCAGGCATTAAGAATCAACCCGAATCAGTACATGAGAAGATCGGCAGATCTCCCGACCGTGGCGACTCTGCTGTTTACTTTTACAAAGCATTGCAGGCCGTTGGGGTCAGCATATCGGACATTCTGGAAAACGAAGAATTCTTTTAAGGACTATGGACTATGGAAATCGCATCATCAAACAACCAAATGGTTAAACACAACAAAGAGCTATCGGAAGACAAACGGCAGTCGCATGTGCTTCTGAAGTTCGCCAATCCCATCAGGCGATCAAGGGTCAAGGAATTTTTCCGGATCCACTTGACGCCTGAGATGCACGATCAAGGGGAAGATGATTTCTATCGTGCGGAGATTCTTCAGTCACATCGAATCAAAAACACGGGACTCTGTAAGTCTTGTGGTCAGCAGATGGAGCGACCGTCAGAAGCATGGTGTGTATGCCGTAATAAGACTTGCAAGAATTACGGCATGCGTGACATGTCGGGCCCAGTTCGCGGCGTAGTAGATATCAAGATCTTCCCGGAATTCGTCTGTGGTACGGAAACTGTGACCGAAAAGCTGGTCAATGGGAACCCGTTTGATCTCATTACCGGGAAGATCACGCTGGATGAGTTCAAGAACTTGCCCTCGGTAGAGGTCAAGACTCCGGTGGAATTTGTCAATCAGTGTTTACTTTGTTTGGATCGTCGCTACCCTGGTTTCGTTTTAGCCGGTGTGTACCGGGCTGCAGGGACTATTTGTGATATGAACGAGTGGGCGATCGAATGAATGAAAAGCGGACTGTAATAAAAGTGCCTCGTCAAGTTGTTCAGATGGTGGAACGTTTGAGGTCTGAGAATGAATTGCTGAAAGATCGCGTGAAGTATCAGGGCGAAACCATTGATGCATTGCGTGACGTGATTCAGACCTTTCAGGCAGAAGCCAACTACAGAGGCGCAATTTTTAAACAAGGTACTTCGGAATTAGTCAAGGCCACGAACAATGGGCAGTAGATTTTTAGACTCGTTCACTCCGCACGTCACTCAAGGCGCGGGCTCAAATGGTTTGTCATCGGTGATGACGATGCCAGGCATGAGGAGTTCTCTCAATTCACTTGGTAAAGAACAGGAACAGCTCGCCTCATACGAATTGTGGAACTATGTCGCCATCAATCGAATCGTGGTGAAAGCGTCTGAGTTGCATCCCCTGTTTGGTGTGTCGGTTAAATCGGAGAAGGGACAAAAACAGTACCTGAGCCGTAAGCAACGGGAGCACGTTAAGCAATCTTATCGCGGAGTACTTCAGTCAGAGGATTACGATCTCCAGCCGATTCCAGATTCAAACCCATTGGTGAAGCTGTTCCAGAAACCAAACGAAAGTGATTGGTGGGAAACGCTCGCTTATGAAACGCATCTCTTCTGGCAACTATGCGGCCAGTTTTATTGGTGGGTTGTTCCGAACGGGATTGGGCTGCCCGCTGCCATCTATGTAATTCCCAATGATTGGATCAAGCCACGTTGGAGCCATGCAGGCGCGCTTGACCATTGGGTGATCACTCCAGAAGGCCGTGCTGAACAATTCAAGGTGCCTGTTGATCAAATCGAAGTCTGCCAGTTCAAGAATCCGAAGTCCAAGTTCTCAGGATACAGCCCTTCCGAAGCAGGTGCCATCTGGATTGATAACACGAAGTCGATTGAGCAAAGCCGTTGGCATTCGTTTAAGAATTCCATCAATCCGTCGATGATTCTGAAACTCGGCGATGGCTACAGCAAAAACATCGAAAAAGACGAGATCAAACGTATCAAAGAACGTGTGATGCATCGACTGGAAGGCGTGAATAACACTGGTGAGCCGATGCTTTTGCCACCACAGGTTGAGATGGAAAAGCTGCATTACGCACCGAAAGAGCTTGATTTCTCGAAATCTACTGACTCAGTTCGAGATGCGGTGTTTGCATTACGTGGTGTTCCCAAGGTCCTGGCTGGTGTGACGACAGACTTGAATCGCTCAGTCGTCGAAACGGCTTATCTGATCTTCTGCGAGACCACCATTAACCCCTTGAATCGCCTGCTGGCTGGCTTCGTCACACATCGCATTGCGGTTAAGTTTGATCCTAGAATCGTGTGCTACTTTGAAGATTGCAGTCCCGGTAACTGGGATCGTGAGCTCAAAGAGGATGAGCTTGATTCCCGTATCGGCGCACTGAGCCCCGATGAACAACGGCTGAAACGCAACAGAGATCCGTTGAATACTCCAGCTTCCCAAACGACCTACATCTCGAGCAGTCTGATTCCCCTGGATGAAAAGCTGGCTGTGGATGACCTGGATGGCGACGACGAAACCGAAGATTCCCCTGAACCAGATCCGGATGAAGATGATGACGACACTGACGACGAATAAGGTTGAACCGTTCTTCGTGCAGAAGTCGAAAAAAGATTCTGCCTATAAGCGACGTCGAAAAATCGGCAAGAGCTGGCGACGGGCCTATGACCCTACCGAATCCCGGGTTCTCCGAAAGCAGACCGGTTTCTGGAATAGCGTCACATCCGATGTAATGGCTCGCGTGAAGAAGATCGGGAAAACAGGATTCAAGGTTGATGACATCTACAAGCCGAATAAGTACAAGGCTCGATTCAACCGGTTGATGGTTCCTGAATGGAATCGGATGGTTTACCGCGGAGTTGAGTTCGAGCAGCAGTGGTTTGACACTCAGGACATAGAACAGAACTACCTGGCTGATATTGTTCAAGATGTCACCCTTGATGAAGCTGCTCCCCCGCCCTCTATCAAAGTGGATATGTCACCGGAATTGCAACGTAAGGTCAAGGGGTTTCTGACTAAACGGGAAGTTGGTGTCTGGAACAAGGTTGGCGATACATCCAAGAAAGGTCTCAGGCGTGCGATCGAGAAAGGTCTCAAAGATGGTGACGACTTTGACGCGATGTCGAAACGGATTCGCTCGGCGTTAAAGAATCAGACCAAATACACATCCAGACGCATTGCACGGACCGAAACCACCGGTTCCATGAATTTTGGCCAACAGACAACTCGGGGCGAAATTGGTATAGACAAGAAATGGTGGATTGCGACTATCGATGGCCGAACACGCGGAGTCAAGCCAGGTGACACGTTCAATCACATCAAAGCAGATGGCCAGATTGTGAAGAACAATCAACCATTTGTGGTGAGTGGTGAGAAGTTAATTCACCCGGCTGACGGGTCTCTGGGAGCATCCGCAGGAAACATAATTCATTGCCGCTGCACAGCGGTAGCCTATTTCGATTGAGGACAAGAATCATGCCAGTAGCTGAAAAGTCAACGGAAACATTGAATGTTAAGTACCGGATTCTGCAGCGGAAACCAGAACGTCGAAATGTTGTCATTCCCAGGTCGGAAATGAAGAGCGAAGCCAAACAGGCCGAAGCGATCAAGAAGGTATTGTCGGGTGAATTCAAAGTCCCTATCAGCGCCATTAAGCTGATCAAAGACTTGCCACCATCAGAGCCAGTCGAGTTCAAAGGGGGCGAGCCTGAAAAACCTGAAGCCCCACAGGGACCGATGACAGCAGATAAAATCCGGCACATGCGGAAGCCTGAACTTCTGAAATATGCTGAGGTTAACGAATTCGACGTGGAAGATTCCAGCAAGCTGTCTGAAGACGAACTGCGGGAAGTCGTTGCAATGATGTTTGAGGATCGTGAAAAAGGCTTAGACGATTCGAAAAACAAATAGTTGTTCGTAAACGAGCTACAAGTTTTGATTTCTCCGAAAAAGCCCCCGAGGAGCTGATACCATGCCTGCCGAAGCCGTAATTGATGACGACTTGGATTTAGACGAAGTACCCGAATTTATTTCGGATATGGATTCGATTCAAACCGACATGATGTCTAATTCGCCGGAACTGGTTCTCCCCTCGGGGCGATTATGTCAACGTGATGAAGCCGCTGTCTTTCAGGGAGCCGATGCCGGGGAGATGTCGGCCAAATTTGTGATCGTCACCAGACTGAAAGAACGTAATCGGCATGGAAACATGCTGCATATCATCCCTTCCAAGTACGGTAAGGGAATCATGACCCAAAGCTATGAGCAAAATCCTGTTGTGCTCTATGACCATGGGCTGTCTGGCGAAACGCTGCCTATTGGAACGAGCCGTTCGTCTGATGGGCAATTGGCGTTAAAACTCTCGAAAACCAAGGCAATCGCAACAGTTTACTTCTCAAAGCTTCCACACGCAGAACCCTATTTTGCAGCAGTAAACGAGGGCATTCTCCGTATGGCATCCATCGGGTTTAACATCCGAAAAGCAATGCTGAATAAAGAATCCAGCAAAGAAAAGCTGGCCGAAGGGGTCGAGAGCTGGGGCAGATGGCGCGGATATGACTTCGTAGAAACCGAGATGCTGGAATGGTCAATCACTCCTCTCGGGGCTGATCGTGGCTCACTCATACAGTGCCTTGAGAGTGGTAAAATTCACGATGTCAAACTACCTCAGCACATGATCCAATCATTCAAAAATGAAGTCGGTGGCAAGCAAGCATGGTCTCCCGGCATGGACTTCATGCAGCTTTCAATCGGTGGTGGATTGATTGATATGAAAGGTTCTCACGAACAGATCAGCCAGTTTCTACAGTCAGGTTCGGGGGAGATCCTGCAAAAGATCGGGAAGGAATTTTCAAACAAACAGCAAAAATCTCCAGAAAACATTGACACCAATCGGGAGAACGGTATCACTCACCCAGATCCAAAAGCTGAATCGACTGTTACTCAACAGAAAATCGTCCCGCCTGAAGAGCTGGGAAATGAGGTTGTAACTCAGTTGAGACAGAAAAAACAAAGCCTGAAGCAAGTGTCTGATGCGATTTCTAAGGGAGTGATGACTGCTGTGAATCAACAGCTTGACCCCATCAGAGAAGGCCAGAAGACTCTGCAGCAGGACATTAAGACGCTGACGGGGAAGATCGATTAACGAACAACGGCGTAGCGAAGTCCGCAAGCAGCTTATCACAGCACTTGAGGAACTCGTGACTGAAGCAGAGGCAAAACAGTTCTGCTCAGCCAGCCTGGAATTCAAAGTGAAAGATGGCAATGTCGTATTCATCGAGACAACCGTAAAGCAACCACACAAAATAAATTGACGCCGGTTAGGGAAGTTCGGCCATCCCGCTTGACTCATAATCAAGAGACCGCTGGTTCAAATCCAGCACCGGCCATTTGACAATCAGTCAGGTATTGGAAGAACCAAACCTCGTATCCCATTCATTTGGGTGCGAGGTTTTTTTATTGCACTAAGGGAGTTTGATTATGAACTTGTTTCAACGAATTATGCTGGGTATGTGCGTTCTGATGGAAAAGGCCACAGATGGAACCGAAGGTACCGGTGGTGGAACTGCCGTCACAGACCCTCCTGAAGGTGGCACGCAATCCGGTCAACCTCCTGCAAATACAGGGTTCACCCCAGATCAACTACAGTCTGTGGTTGGCCAGATCAGCCAGGCGGTTCAAGGAGAAGTCCAAACTGCTGTGCAGTCTTTACAGGAGTCGCAGACTCAGCTTCAGACTCAGGTTAGTGAACTGCAACAGCCGCAAAGCAACGGCTCTCGGTTATTCGGAGCTCCTGGAGTGCGACAGGGTGAAGACCCGATGTCAAGTCGCGGATTCCAAACTGCCCGCGTCATGATGATGATGAAGGGTGAGATTTCGGAAGAAAACTGCAAGGTTGAACGAGGGATCAGCCAGAAGTTGGAAGACTTCTACTGTGGCCAGCATGGTTTTCAGCGTGCGAGTGAGAGCTCAATGCTAATTCCAATGGCATCTTCTGAGCTCGCTCTGGAAGATTACGAACTGGCACAAGAGATTCGCCAGTGCATGTCTGCTGGTGTTGATGGTGCCGACATGGGCATGGCTGCATCCGTGGCACAACGGGCCGGATATAGCCTTGACTATGTTAAACAGGCTCTATCAATCTACGATGACACTGCCGGTGGCATCTTCACTCGCTCCGATATGTCAGGTGAATTCCTGCCGTTGATCCGGAATCAGGAAGTTCTCAGCCGTATGGGAGCTCGGTCGATTACCCTGCCTCCAAACGGGATGTTGAATCTTGGATCTCAGACCAGTGCCACGACAGGTTACTGGGTGGGTGAGTCCGATGTGATCACCGGTAGCACGTTCGGTACGGGTTCAAAATCCATGCGTGCCAAGAAATGTGCGGCTCTGGTTACCTATCCGAATGAGTTCGTGCGGTTTGCTTCGACATCAATGGAAGCTTTTATTCGTGCTGACGTAGCACGGACATTGGCTCTGCTGGTCGATGATGCTGGTCTCGAAGGTATCGGCTCTGATCTCAGTCCGAAAGGGGTGGTCAATTACGGTATTCAGAACTATACCGCTGGAACGGTTGCCACTGATGGTAACACACTCCTGCCAGATGATCCTGCTGAAATGCTGTCATTGATCGAAGATTCGAACTTCGATGTGGACCGCGAAGGTGTCAGCTGGTTAATGCGTGGAAAGATGTGGAAGAATATTCGCACTCGTCGCGCTGGCTCTGGTTACGCTGCTGACGATGGTAAGGGCGCATGGTTGTTTGGCACTAACCGCGATGACATCGCTAAAGGTGCTCCTGCAATGCTCGAAGGCCATCCAGTTGTTCGTTCAACCCAGGTCAGCAATACCCGTGCTAAAGGTTCCAGCACCGATTTGTCTTATATCCTGTTGGGGATCTGGAAGAATCTGCTGATAGGTCGTCATGGGGTTGTGGAAGTGGCGACTGCCGATCAGGGCGAAGTCAACTTCAAACAGGATCTGCGTTCGATTCGCTTCATCCAACACGTTGACACTTTGGTCACTTATCCTGATTCGTTCGCGATCTGCGACAACCTTGATATGGACTTGCCTGCCTAGTCCGCTGTGTGCTGGGTGTGAGTTTGATCGCTCAGCTCGCACTCAGCCCGGCGGGTTATTACTGAAATTCATTTTTGTTTAGGAATAGAAACATGTCTCAGTCACCTTTAATGGATATGAAATCGAATGCTCTGTACGGGCTGTCGATCGTTCCAGAAACGTTGCTGGCAACAACGGTTGCTGCCAATGGTCTTGCCATCGATTGCGATAATGCGATTGGATCGATTCATGGCCTGTTCTCCTGTGGAGATGTAACCGGCACTCCCGATTCATACTCTGCCACCTGTAAGTTGCAGGAGTCCACAGACGGTTCCAATAGCTGGACCGATCTGGCAACTCAGACTTCACTGGTGTTCACCGCAGACAGTTCTGCCGGAATCATTCGCGGTGTGCGTACAAAGCGTTATGTGCGGACTGTGATCACTCCTGCATTCGTCAACGGCACAACACCCACGCTGCCAGCCACTGCTCAAGTCTGCGGTCAGAAACAGATCGTCAGCTAATCCGGGTTTCTGGTTTTTAATAGATTTAAGCCCGTGGCGTTTGCTGCGGGCTTATTTTTGTAAGGTTGAATCAATGGCATTACCTCTAACGACATTACCAATTGTAAAAACTCACATCGGTATTGCCGGCACAAGCGATGATGATCTGCTCAATCAATTGATTATCGGCGTGGAATCAACAATTCTTAATTACACAGGTCGCAAGAGTTTTGAGACAGCATCCAGAACAGAGTATCAGGACGGCAACGGCAAGGATGAACTCTTTCTCAAGCATCGACCAGTGACCGCGGTGTCTGGCGTCTGGGTTGACGCTGATGGCCATTTCGGAAAAGGAACCGACGCGTTCCCCTCGTCCTCAGAATGGACGGAAGGCGATTCGTTTGTGCCGACATCAGAAGAGGCCAACGAACAGAATGCTTCTATCCTGCTGGCCTTAAATCGCGTTTGGACAGTGGGTCGCGGAAACATCAAGATCACGTACACGGCTGGATACAGCAGTATCCCGGGCGATTTGACGCTGGCCGCTAATATGCTCGTTGCTTTGGCCAGGAAAGGCCGTGAAGCGGGAGGGCAGCTCGCCAGTGAATCCCTCGATCGCTACTCATACACGCTGCTGACCAGTACGAATTCCATGATGTACCCCGAAGCAGGAGCCATTCGTTCGATTCTGGCGAGGTATAACCCATGAGTTTTGCAGACCTGTTAAATCAAGAGTGCACAATCCTCCGGTCAACTGTCACTGATACGCATGGCGTCGACACAAAGTCATGGGAGGAGCATGCAACCGGTGTTCGCTGCAGTACTCAATCAAAGGCAGGAAAGATCGAATCCACCAAAGTTGGTGAATATCACGAATACACGGCGATAGGCTTCTTTCTTGCTGGTCAGGACATCAAGCCACAAGGCGGCGATGATCAGCCAGACGTGATCAAGATGACCTCTCCAGCTGCTATCAGTGGCGTTCATTACAAGGTTCTGCATGTCGGTGATGAATCAGGGCGCGGGCATCACCTGGTAGCTTATCTGAAACGGGTACCGGATCCAGCACCATGAGTATAACCCTTGGTAGAGAATTCGAGCTGGATCTCAAAGAGCTGGAAACATTTCTCTATCGCTGGGGTGCTGACGCTGAGAAAGAGCTTAAAAAGGCTTTGAATCAAATTGGAGCTCGGACTCATGGCGAAGCAGTCCAACGGGTTCCCGTAGATGAATCGAATCTCAAACAGCGGATCATGTGGAATCTGTATCGCCAGGCTGGTGAATGGTTCGTTGAGATCGGGACCAATGTACTTAACTATCCTGAGTTTCTGGAGTTCGGAACAGAATACATTGCCAGTGGTCAAGTCAAACGACTGGGTACATCTCCTTTACTCACTGATGCACAAGCAATTCATGATTGGCCTGCAAAGTCAGGTGAAGCAATCAGTCTGACCTCAAAGACCAGCGGCCAGCCCGGGCGAGCACAGGAACAAATGCCATGGTTGCGTCCGGCGTTTAATAAAAATCGTGCCTGGGCAATTGCATTGCTAGATCAGGCTTTGGCACCTCCAGCGAAAAGGAGATCCGGATGAAGCAGCTTGAAGATTATTTGTCTAATTCGTTGAGTCGCGGTTACACGAATCACTCGCTGAAATGCCGTGAACAGGATGGACGAATTGAATGCGAAATTGGTCCAGAAGGACAAAAACCAGAATTGGCCTTTACAGCGTTTGGGGCTGTGGTACGAATTCGCAAATTAGATGGTGAATCAGATGAGTCTTGATGAAGCACAGAAGCAGTTATGGACGGAATTAAACGAAGATGCTGGCCTCGAAGCCTTGATCGGTGCAGGCCGTGTGAAGGTTGGTTGGCCAAATTCAAAACCGGATTTTCCATTCATATCTCTTCAATGGCAAAGTTCGTCCCCAATACCGGGGGCAACTTATGTGGGACGTCGCAAAGTCGGCCTGCAAATCAATATTTATTCCTTCGACCCTTATTTTAATGAGCAGGTCGAAGGGTATCTGATTCAGAACTACTCGATTCCACTGAGGAAACCAGAGGGTATTGAATCAACA